TACCCCAGAATATCTGGAAGAATAATATTGTTCCAATAGAAATCTGTTCACCTTTGATTAATGCTAAGAAGATACAGGTTAGTGTAAACGCCATTGGGTCGTTTGATCCACTTTCAAGTTCTAAAAGAGATGCTGTATTGTATTTTAAATTCAAATTCTTCGAAGAGAGGATATTTGATACTGAAGCATAATCCGTAGAGCCAATGATGGAACCTATTAATAAACTCTCTATCCACCCAAAACGAAGAATAAAGTGAATTAACGTTCCCGTCAGTAATGACGTAAAGATTACTCCTAGTGTGGATAGAATTAATGATTCAATTACAACAGTTCTTCCAGCTTTCCAGTTTGTACCAAAACCACCATAGAAAATAATGATTAGTAGTGCTATTTTTGAGAAGTTTTCTGCAAACTGATAATCTTCAAACTTATACCCAATAAGACTACTTATGATACCTAAAGATAAGAACAACATCAAAGAAGGAATTCCGGACTTCTTTGCTATCTGAACTGCTATCAGAGCAGCTAGTAATATGACTGATATATAAAACATATGCTATATACCTTAACACCGTTACACTCAAATAAGAACTGTACATTGTAGTCTTTCAACCTTTGCTCGTATTCTTGCTTTCGTATCTGCTCCTTTGTCAGCTTCGGCTTAGGTGGCTCTGGCTTCTTTCTAATCTCGTAGCCACAAGAAGAGACCATAAACGCTAACACTGATAACAAAATTAGTTTCTTCATATTACTTTTATGTTTTAGTTATTTATTTTCAGCTAATAAATCAAGGACAAAGTAGCGTGTAGGCTTTACAGGGAAACATAACTCTGTTACCCACGTTTTATCTGTATACTCGACCACCTCGTAATGTCCAGAGTTATACTCGCATAAAAGCAACGTGGGACGTGTTGGACGTGGATAATCTTCAGTAGAAAACCACAGTTCATTAGGAAAATTTTCAACTGAGGTTATCCATTCATACGTAGAATTGTAAGAGTAATCTCCGTAAGATAATGTTAGTCGTTCATTCCACCAAGAACGATGAAGCTTTACTGCCTGCAATGGAAAACTATCTTTCTTAAATTTCCCAAGCAAGTATATCCCTTTTTCGGGCAATGGTGTGCCGCTCATCAATTTTTCCAAACTCTCCATCCATCGGGGGACTGATTTATCAAAATATTCCACACACTTCTTCTCCAACGCATATTGCTCTGATATGCGCTTTCTCTCTTTGCGTTTCTCGAAATACTCTTTTATTTTTTTTACAATCATATTACTTTTCTATTTTTAATTTTTTAGATATTTCGCACTCTCCGTTACTATTTATAAAGTAGTAAGGTGCTTTATAAATTACACTATACTCGCATATATCGTTTATTGTTATTCCGTTCATTCGGTTGTATCTTTAAAGTTAAATTTCTGCTGCAAATATTTCTCTGCATACCACTTCTTGTATGACTTACCACTTATCCACCAATCAAAGATATCATCAGGAGTTGAGTCGTGGCACACAAGCCCTTTTTCCTTTAGTTTGGCGCACGCTTTTACCCAATTCTTTTTGACGTGCGGATAATCTTTTAACTCTCGCACTTTCTGTTTGAAAGAAGACATTGGACAACATATACAACCAATGCGCCTATACCCGTTATCATATAAGCTGCAATGTTCTATGTTATTAGCGTTAAGGAACGTCCAAACATCATCGTCTGTCCAATATAGAATAGGGCTAACAACTATCTTTTCCTTGCCATTTCCCATACATTGCACAAGACTTTCCTCGTGTTCTGAAAATTGGTCAAAGTTCCATTGCTTGCGCTTCTTAGGATTTGCATTTGTACTCTCAACGATTTCTCTCTTTGACCGCCTTACGCTTTCTGCTTTTCTCACGCCTATTAGCGTTACATATCCTGCTCCTGACGTTTCTTTATATTCAGCACAACACCATCGTAATCGCATTGTAGGTAATATACCCTTTTTGACTGCCATATTATAAATGCTCATCTTTGGCTTTATCATTTTGACTTCGGGATAGTTCTTTCTAACAAAGCGAATCACTTCGGGAGGGTCTACACTTGTTAAATTCATATACGCCTTAAACTTTACACCTGCCATAAGCGTAAGGTGGTATAGCACTTGACTATCTTTCCCACCGCTAAAGGCTAACCAAAATCCCTCGTCATTCATTGATAGGGCAAGCCGTTTCAGCTTTCTGTATTACCTTTATGGAGTAGTCTATTTTCTTCTGTAAACTTGGTGTTATTCCGCCCATAGTTAATTATTTTATAAATTCAAAATTAGCTTGATGGTGAGTAAAATCACCATTGCCGAATATAGTTGCAGAATAATACTTACCATCTTCAAATATAAATTCCAAATAGTTTTCATCTTGGAAATAAACATCTACATTTTGCGGTAACTCATTTTCTATAAAATCGTATGCACTTTCTATATTATTAGCGTGAGAAACTTCCGTTTCCCAATGATACGAACCATTTTGAATGTCTGATATTGATACCATACTGTTTTAATCTTTAATGTTTCTCTTTACTCTCCAAATAAGCACAAATTGCTATACACCATATTACTACAGATACTAATAAATAAGTTACTCGCATAACAGCATCTACACTCGTTACCCACACTATATCCCAATTAACAAAGGCAAATGCCAAATAGCAAACTATAAGAACAATGCCAAATAGTAGCGATAATTCTTTTATCATATCTTAACTGTTTGTCAGCGCAACAGCTATGCTGCCGTTGTACTTTACATTTTTTACTATAAAGATTTCATCATGGTATCTTTCAATACCAATCCAATCTGTATCTTCCATTACCACTTCAATATCTCCGTACTTTTCGTACATTTCTTGAAGTTTCTTTTGTAATTCTGTTATTGTCATAGCCCCAACCTTTCCTTTGCTTTCTTCCTGAAAACATTGTTCGCAAACTCTTTCGCCTTTGATAAGGTAGAACGAGTACACAAAGTTCTGCCGTTGCACTCTACATCAAATCCTCCTTTTAAAAGCGGACGAATAATAAATAAACCTACAAACGTGCAAGCCAACATTTCATACCTTTTAACCGTCCAGCTTAACGGCTTTATGCCTTTGTAAGCATCTTTTAAACCAGCCTTGTACGTATCTTCGATTAGACGCAATACAAAGTTCCTATTAGGCATATTTCTCTTTACACCTCTTACATCTTCCATATAAGATGCGCATAATTTTTCAACTGTTTTTGTCTTCATAATTTTGTTGTTTATTTTATTGTTTGTTTTATTTTATCTAAATGATGGTTCGTGAGCAAAGTTTACAACGTGCATCATCTCTTTAAATCTATCAAGTAGACGCTGGTCGTAATACTCTCCAATCTCTTTTGAAGTAAGATTTGATGTTGTTATCGTACAAAATTGTTTTTGATAGCGATAATGTATAACATCTGTAACTGCCGTAACAGTATCGCCATAGTTAAGACTTTCGCAAGGTTCTGTGCCTAAATCGTCTATACATAGTATCTCTATGTTCTTTAGAAGACGAAATGCCGTAGTTGCTTTTTCGTTTTCCTTTGTCGGATTGTTGTCAGCTTTAGCAAGCTGCACAAGCTCCTTTGCTGTTATAATTCTGAAACCGCTGTACGGTGGCTCTCTGTTCTCGCAACGTTCCCCTAAGTGGAGATAGAAATACAATGACTGCAACGCCAGCACAAGAGCTGTTTTTCCATTGCCTTTATCGCCACAAATAAACAACCCAAATGTTGTTTCGTTTGATGTCAGCCACTTAGCGACATCTAATATATGCTGTTTATATTCTTTGCTATCAACAAATTTTCTCATTCGTGCTGCAACTTCTGCTTTACAAGCTGCATACAGCATAGCGTATACTTGTTCTGTTGTATATGGTATTCTAAAACGTGTCGGTATATTCTTTCTTTTTAGAAGAAGTGAGAACATTGCCTCTACGTCTATTTTTTGTTTCTTGTCTATTGCTTTCATTGTTTTGCATTTTTCTTAACCAATTATTGAAATGCTGTTTTGCATCTTTGATATTGGCGTGTTCCTCTATTCCATCTGCCAAACATTGCAGTTTAAAATCGTCCAACTTGTTTATTAATACATCTTTTGGTAAGTGATGCAATGTTTGTAAGTTGTCGAGCCATACACAGGATAGTTTTAGTTCTTCAATTTCTTTATCTATTCCTGTAGTGTTGTTGTTTTGTTTGACAGACTGTTTGTTTTCTATGCAACTGTAATCTTCTATGGTTGTAGAGTTGTTGCATAGCTTAGAAATTCTTAGGTATCGTTTTTGAATACCTTTTGATGTTAGAATTTCTTCTTTGTATAAATATTCAGAATTGAACAGCCCCACTTTTGCACAGCAAATTACAACTTCCTTTACGAAAGCTACATCTAAATTTAAAGCTTGCATAACAAGTTGTACTGTGGTCTTATTCCACGATATATAATATCCATTACGATATATTTCGCATAACAGATAAATATATACTGTTGCTGCTTTCGCTCCCTGATATTGTATAAGCTTTCGCACTTTAGCATCTTGGAAGATGCTAATTTCGATAGGGTAATAATCAATATCCATTTTAGTAAAATTTAAGGTAACTTTCTACTTCATTTATAAATTCGTCTAACGAATGGCAGACGATATATTTATATTCTCCCTGCTCCGTTACAAGCTTCTCCCATTGTTTTTGCGATGGGCTTTGCTTGCCTTTTGCAGTTTTCATTTCAATGAGCAAAGCTCCATAGAAACTATTAGGTATAAGCAGTATTAAGTCTGCCACACCTGCCACAACGCCCTCTTCTTTGAGTATTGCAGCTGTGCGTGCATCTCGTTTACCTCCATTTGGAACAGCAAATAGGCGACCTTGTAACTTTCTATGCTTTAAATTAAACCACCGCACACAAGAACATTGTATGCGGTGTTCCTCATTAGAGGGTGATTTGCGCTTGGCTTTCTGTTGAGCCAATGCTTGCTCAAAAGTCAAACCCATAGCTTATTATATTTCCTTATTTTCTATTCGTCTTTTTTTTTACATATCGCGCAACTATGATTGAACGCTCTTTCTGCTGAGATTCGTCTTCTTTTGCTCTTTCGATACGTTGATAAAGAGCATCAGCATATTTTTGCATATGCTCTAATTGTCCCATAAGTTCTTGCCGTTTGTACCAATGCAATGTGCCGATTGTAAAGCACGCTTTCATAGCCTTGTTGATACGCTTGGTTAGCTCTGTAAGCTCAAATTCCATTCTATTAATGAAAGTTTCAGTTAATACATAACCCTCCTCGAAAGCTTTTTTAGGCGACCATGACATATAGCCGTCTTCGTATTGAATGAGATAACCCATCATATTCTCACTGTCATCTCCATAGATTTTTCGACCTATGATTTTCTGCGCATCAAACAAATCGCAGGGTGCTGCTTTTACACTTTTAGTACAAGTGTATTGTTTCATTTTTTCTTCCATTTTACACATAATTTTTTTTGTTTTTTTGTTAGACATTTATTTTAATTAATGGATAGGGCAGGACTCGAACCTGCACGAGTGGTGTTTTTTGCGGATTATCTGTCTTGGCTATAACAGAGTCCTAAGATGTCTCGCAAGTTTCAGGTTTGGTTATTGTCTGTTATCTTGGAATTTTGCACCTTACATCTTGATTAGCGTCTACCAATTCCGCCACCTATCCAAAAACCATACGTTGTTGTCTATTTCTCGATGAATGGGATTTCGGGCGCAATCTCCTTGATGGCTTCAATCTGTTCATCAATGATAGTGTCCAGTGTTTCTTCTACAACTTGCTGTGCACTTGGGGAAATAAGCTGCACCGTTACGTCATGCCCATTGATAGTGGCATACGTCTCCACTTCGATAGACTGCGCTTTTGTGCCCTTGAAAATAGGCAGTACTACAGAGAAGCGGTCGGGCATATTGGAATCTACAATTTGTGAATAGTTGTCCGTATATGAGCCGTTTTCCTTGCGGTCTCGCTCGTAGTCGGTGTTCACCTTTGCCTTGAAATTCTTAAAGACTGACACCAATTTCATGTTAGTATCACGCTCTGCAAAGTAAGCACGGTTCATCTTGATGAATTGGCTAAGCTGAATAGGTTCCCATTCATAGCCATCATTGATGTGGAACGCTTCAAACTGACGGGACAGCTGCAATTGTCCTGTAACGATAATTCTGTTACGTTTGTCTGTCTCGTTGCAGACAAGCACCATTGTTAGGTTATCTCGGTCTACAATGATATGCGTGTGTTCACGGTCTATCTGACCATCGCAACCCCAGCGTTTCTCGAGGAATGAGAAAATAGCCCCAATAGTACCTCTTACGTTGAGGTTTTCGGGTTCAAGTACAGGCAGCTCGTTCACATTACCCACTTCTCGAATGATAACCTCTGCCTTTTGACAGTCCTTATCAAGATTAATTTGCATTTTTTCGTTTGTCATAATTAAATGTTGTTAAT